GGTTTTATTGGAGGCTTTGGAGGCTTAAGCGGAGGAGCGACCGTTTTCGGATTCTGCGTTTTCCAGTCTTTTACAGCCTGTGCTACGGCGGCGTTAATGAGGTCAGGGAAGGTCGCCTTGATCCATCCATCGAACCATGCACCTACTCCTGCTTGCTGAAAACCGTTAATGATCGCTTCGCCCATGTTCGTTCCTGCCTTACGGAAGCTTTCAATCTCGCGAGTAAAATCTAGCTGAGTAGCAGCTTTGATATCGCGCTCTCGAATCTTCAATTTCTGAATGAGTTTTTGCGTTTCTTTCGGAGTAGCATTTACGAGTTCCTTAAGAATCGGCATAGCCTCTTCAGGACTCATGGTGCGCAACTCATCGAGGAATCCTTCAGGCAATCCACGCTTGAACAGCGTATCAATCATTCTGCGACGTTCTGCAAACTGCTTGATCTGCTCATCCAGGTCGCGAATGATATCCTGAATACGCGGAGTGATGCCCCATTCTTTTGCAAGGTCAAACGTTTCGCCTGTTAGCCACGGCCCTTGGAATAGCGCGCCGAATGCTTGCTGATTCTCGGAAAGCATCTGTGAGTACAGGCCACGTAGAGAATCCATAGCCTGTTGCGCAGTTGACTCCATTACTTGCGCAAGCTGCCGCTGCCGTTCCCCCGTAGCGTCGAACGTTTGATCCATCTGACTCTCAATATCCCCAAGTGTATCCTGAAAGATCGTCGCAATCTTTTCCGCATCAGCCTTCGTAAATGCAGTCTTCAATCGTTTATAGAAATCATCAACTCGCTGAGAGGCAGTCTTCGTTTCATTGGCCATCTCATTTACAGATACTCCTACGCTTCGTAGATACTGAGAAACAGCGATCTGAGCCTTCTTGAACGTACCTCCAGTTTCTCGTTGAGTACGGAAGAAGATTTCGTTCGCAGTTTTCTGAATCTGTCTCGCCTTAGCAGGACTCATTACCTTGGACAATGTAGTATCCAGATCGTTCAACAGCCCCATATATCTACCAACGTTGTTTTCAGCTTTTTGCACGTCTTCTGGATTAATCAATGGCTCTAAGAAAGCACCGATGATTGTAGCTTTGCCAAGCCCGATACGTGCCCCTCGACTGATCAAAGCACTAAGTCCACCGACCTTTAGGATTTTGCCGAGGAATTCCCAACCTCCACCTTTTTGCTCTAGCTTGATTCCAATAACAATTGTTCCTATGGAAGCCGCGAGCAATAGTAAGTTCGTCATCATGGCAAGACGTGCGAGAACACCTGTTCCTCCAGCGGTTCCAAGTATATTGGAAAAGCCCAAGAGTACCGCTATAAATCGGATGAACTTGAATGCGGCTCCACCAAGGGTAAGGCCCACAGAGATAAGGGAGCCTACGATGGCTAGCAGAATTCCCGATACTAGCGTACCGACAGAAATCCATACAGCCCAACGTACAGCGGAACCTCTAACGCTTTCACTAAGATTTTCCCACCAGTCCAGCGCTCCCGCGATTGCTCGACCTATTTCCGCGAAGACGGGAATAGCTTCTTGTCCAATCGTGATTATGGCGACCTTTACACGATTGAGAAAGATGTCCCATTGCACACCGCTAGTTTGCATAAGAGTTTCGAATGATCGTTGAAATTCTTTATTGTCGTTAGTAGTCTCTTTTTGCAATTGCTGGTAGAGTTTGAAATCACGGAAAACGAATCGGAAGAATCTACGTGTCTCCGCCGTAGATAGAAGTCCCTTAGTTTTTGGATCAGTTACACGTGTGATCGTTTGAATGAAACGCTCAAGGCTCTTGCCACCTTGAGCCAGTTCAGGAAAGCCCTTCATAATGTTTGCGAGCACCTTCGGAAGCGGGAGCAACTTTCCGAACATATCTCGAATCGCCACGCCTTTCTTCCTCAAGCCCTCATCGAATTCTTTTCGTGCGAAGAGATCGAAGGCTCTTGAAATCTGAGTTGCTGCGATTGAAGCATCGCCGGTTTTACGAGTCAGAAATGCCATGATTCCGGCCATATCATCAAGCGACTGTCCGGAACCATACGCGGCTGCGGCGACCTTTGGCAGCATGATCGCAAAGTCGCTGAATCGCATACGTCCGAAACGGACAATTGCAAACATTCGATTAAGTGTATCAGCTACACTATCGGCTGCGCCACGGAAGGTATTCAATACCGTTACGCTCGCCTTCGTTGCGGTCATAAGATCGACCTGGCCTGCAACTCCTACACGTGAGAAGGCTTCCAGCAAGGTAATACCATCATCGATATTCTGAATGTTCGTAGACGAGAAAATCTCGTAGATTGCATCAGACATTTCCTTCGCTGCAAATGGAAAGTCTTTTGAGAGTTTGAGCAGCTTACCGCCTAGTTCATCGGCATTGGCTACTGCCTCTCTCGTAGGCGCATTGATGCGCGTCATCTGTGTTGCGGCTAGCGCGACAGACTTCGAAAAGTCCGCAGCTTGAATAGCAGCTAGGCCGAATACAGCTACACCAATAGCACCGAACAACTGGAAGGTTCGTCCAACACCTGACATCGCATGACCGATCTCATGGATGCGCTGTATTGGCATAGCGCGTAAAGCCTGATTGAAGGCTAGTTCCGCCGTTTGCGCTTTGCTTAACCCTGCGTAGGCAAGATCGAGGTTTCGCCTGGCCCTGTATAGAGCGTTGCCGAATGCTCCTGTGTTATCGGCTGCACGGCGCAAATTTCCCGGCATGGTTGCCATGCGCTGATCGAATCGAGCCACAGCGGGGTCAAGTCGTCTTAGAGTCTTTTCGACATTACCACCGTTGATGTCGAACCGTTGCGCAGCAAGCGCCGCTTCGTTGTAGGCACGAATGAACGGCGCTTGCGAAGCAGCAGTTCTAAATTTTCCGCCTGGGCCTACAAGTCCTGCTTCGGCTTTTCGTAAGTTTTGTGCAGCACTTAATTGCTGCTTCATCGCGCGGCCGGTTTCGATGTAGCGCACTCTGCGCATCATCGATTCGGCTTCGGCTACTCGTGCAAGTGCAGCCGACTTCTGAAACGCTATGTTTGTTTGAGCAGCGGCAATGCGTTGGGCGCGTGATAGCTGGCCCATTTCCGCACCTACACGTCTAAGAGTACGTGAGGCAAAGTCTTGAGCGCGAACCACGACCATCAGTTCGCCCATACGCATTGCCATAGCTCTACCTACTTGTGTCGATCGCGATTGCGGGCACGAACACGTGCTTTCTCGTTCTGAAGTTCTTCGTACTGAGCAAACGCATCTAAGACTCTTTCGAGCCTTAGCATTTCTCCTGACGGCTGATCTAGCACTCCCCCTCCCCTCGGAAGGACATGAAGTGCTCTACAGATTGCACCATAGCGAAGCCACTTTACAGCTTCGTCTACAGCACTTCGTCCATAATCGGACTCGGCTTTGTCGTTCCATCCGGCAAGGATGAGGTAGGCGATTTCTCCAAAGGGACTACAGACTCTTCATCTTCCTGGTTCATGTCATCGATGTACTCGTTGATCTCCGCACCGATCTTCGGATCGAGAACATCGTATGACATTGTGTTTGTGAAATCGAGAGGATTGCCATTGTCGTCTTCAAGGTTATGAGAAACGATGCACTTGGCAAATTCCCATTCCATCAGCTTTACGTTCAATACTTCCAGTTCAGCGCGACGAGTTTCATCCGCTCCATCCTTCTGCCGTGCGCGTCGTTCCGCACGATTTCTCGCAGGTGCCTTCTGCTCATAGTAGAGTCTACCTGCGATATCTCGGCGATGCATCATTTCCGAGTATGACAGTTGGCGCAGAACGACGAACCCACCTGGACAGGTTCGAAGATCGAATCTTTCGTGTTCCGTGCTAACGGTTGCCTTCGGCATTACTTCTTTCCTCTCCTATTTGCTTTAATCGCACGACCTTGGCGCGAGGCTTTCGCTTTTGCACCCTTTCCTTTGTACGTTTTACCTTTCGTGCCAAACTTGTAACCACCACCTTTAGTTCTACGAACTGGCATTACGAAATGCTGACTGCACTCTTGAGGTTGATCTGATACGCCTTACCACCTGCAATACCTACACACTTGCCGGTAAATCCGGCCATAATCAAATCGCCCATACCTTCGAGGCCAATGTCATAGGCATCGTAGGATACACGATTGCCCTGAAGCTCGATTCCACTCGTAGCTGCCGCAAGAGTCGCGCCACCATTAAGTGACGACAACCTGATTGCACGGGTAGTATTAGCAATCATGTTGTCATAGTCGGTTCTATTCAAGAAGTCCAGTTCCGACTCGATCTCAGCATCGGTGACCCCATAACTGATGTAGCTCGCGGAACGTGCCTGCACGAGACGATTCTGTGCCTCGGCATTGTAATTTGCACGGAAGGTAAACCCGTTGAAGTTTACGTCTGCACCGAACGTAGGTACTGCGGCAGAAGCGCCAACGGCAACAAGGTGGGCATCCGCACCATAGAGTTCCGGAGCAAGCCACGTTTCCGTAGGATTCGCTTGCACTGCTTCCGAAAGTCCAAGCACGTTCATCGTACACTTGAGTACGCCATCTTCGACCGTGAATTCCCAACCGCCAACAGTACAACCAGCGTATCCGAAAATTACTTCGTTTCGAACGACAGTAATCGAGAGTGTCTTTGCAACAGTTGGCCCTGCACCCGTAGAGGCTGACGCTTGATTACCAGGCGTGAACGTATACGTGAATGGGCCTGCACCTGTTTTTGCAATAATGTGTCTAGACGCATACAGGAAGTACACGATGTTGTTCGGATCGACTTCAAGCTGAACATCACCTTCAGCATGATAATAGCCAGGCTTTACATCACTGACGATGCTCTCTTGACGAATCTGCTCAGAGTAGTATTTCGCCTCCGTATACTTCAGTCCCTCATTCAGTACGGGGACGAATACTGTCGGAGCAGCATAGGTGCCCATCGTTGTTTCAAAAGCGACTCCTACAGAACCACCGCCACCAAGACCCGCTGGCATTTAGACCTCACCCCCTTCCGCCTTCGGCTTTGAAAGTTCAGTAGTACCCTCTACTTTCAGATGCGGATTTGCACCGAGGGCTTCCTTTACAGGAGCACCATGACGAGAAACAAGTGCCTGCTCCATTTCCTCACTTACACTGACCGAACCACCGTTAGGAACGAGAAGACCGCCAACATCAAACTCGGTTCCTTTCGGATAGTCCGGGTGGCTCATGGAAAGTTTGTATCCCACGATTTCCTCCTAGCTATCCTGGTATAGAACACGGTTTTCTCCCATCCATGTCAATCTCGTTGCCACGATGGTTGTTTGTTTAGCACCAATTCTACGTAAGGCACGACCTGGAAATTCACCATCAATGAATCCAAAGATGATATGATCATCGAATGTGAACTTAGTGTGTACAAGTTTTCTGACTCGCGTTGCCAACTCCACATCTTGACGACTACGGATTGCTTTTCCAACTGTAAGTTCTGCGTGAAAGACCCACAGATCACAGTGCCATTCGACCCTGAACATACGAGTCGCGTGCTGCTCACGTTGAGTTGGCCCTTCCAGTGTAATGAGGACTGCGGGGTATTGCGGTAGCAATTCCTCGTCAAGCTGTGCAACATACTTAATCCCTAGCGTTCCTTTGTTATCGTCGATTAGTTTGTAGAGGTAGTCGAAGATTTCCAGTGAGTCTTTGTAATCTTGAACTGCCATTAGAAATTAGGAATGAACTGTCCACTTACTTCGCTTCTACGTGCATGACGACCACCTATGCGACCACGTGTCGTAACGTACAAATCGAGTGCACGATCGAACCAGTCTTGAAAGAAAGCATAGATCGCGATTTCAGCATCATCAGATAGACCAAGGAACGGGCGAGCCGGAAGAGGATTATGTTTACCCGCTGCCGTTGCACGAGTAGGCCGACCCTCCTGATGCCATATTCCGCGTTCAGGCATGTGACCGGAATCGTAGAAGAGTGTATCGTTCGAAACGATGAATGCACTCGATGCAGTCGCCATTTCGTAGAGTTCATCTGTCTGCCGAAGAATTCCCTCATTAGGAAACGCTTCGGCGAATGGCTCGTAGGACTCTGCCCATTCATCCCACGGCGTACCATCGGGGGCCGTTTCGGTTTGAAAACGTTCCCGAATGTCTGCTTGTACTTTCTGGCGCGCGTACAGAATCGGCACAGTCCTATCTTCAAGTGCTTCTGCGACAGCAAAGATTTTGTCCCCAAACACCACAGGGTCGGGAACCCATTCGAATTCA